AAACACTCGAAAGAAGCGTACTTCGTTACACTAACTTATCACGATGATTACATCCCATTAGGAGATAAGAATATCCCTTCATTGTCAAAAATCGATGCTAAGAAACTTATAAAGTCATTGCGCAAAAGGACAAAAAAGAAAGGCATCAAGTATTTCCTAGTAGGAGAATATGGTGAAAAGTCATTTAGACCCCATTATCACGTCTTATTATTCAACACTGGTATGTCAGCACTAGCAACACAAAAATACCTGCTAGAATCGTGGCAAAAGGGCCAAATAGACATCGGTACAGTTACCGAAGCATCCATAAGATATTGCACTAAGTATATGATTCAACAATATGACGTCTCAGAATGGGTTGAACCTCCGTTCCGATTAATGTCCAATGGCATTGGAAAAGGATACATAGAAAGCAGGACACTGCAATCTTATCATAAAAGAGACCTATCCAGGGATTTCATAACGAAAGCGAATGGAACTAAACACTCACTCCCCAGGTATTACAAAGAAAAACTATACACTAAAAGGGAACGTGAGTTGCAACAAATCAGGCGTGAAGCTGAACGCCTGGAAAAAGAAAAGGAAGAAGAGAAAAAAGTAAATTCTCAGTTCTTCCGGAATAAACTTGACGCGTTACAAGCGGAAAAAAGAGTAATGATAAAAGGATTAAAAAACAATTCAAAAATTTAAATTATGAGTAATCGACTATTCAATCAAATAGCATTAAAAACTGCAAAAAGAAACGTAATTGATCTTTCACACGAACGTAAGTTCAGTATGAACATGGGCGAACTTATACCCATGTTCGTTGAAGAAGTTGTACCGGGCGACACCTTCAAAATGAATTCAGAAATATTCATGCGCCTGGCTCCACTCGTGGCTCCAATTATGCATCGTGTTAACGTATTTACGCACTTCTTTTTCGTCCCTCACCGGTTAGTATGGGACCACTGGCAAGAATTCATTACAGGTGGTGAGGACGGTCAATCAGCCCCGGTATTTCCAACTATTAGTATAAGTGATGGGAATGCTCATGAATTTGATGAAGGAACTCTGGCGGATTATCTGGGAATTAATATTGTTAAACCTGTGCAAAACTATGTGACTGTAAGTGCATTACCTTTCAGAGCCTATACACTCATATATAATGAGTATTACAGAGATCAGAACCTCGAAGCTGAAGTCCCCTTTTCTACTGAATCAGGGGCAGACGTTGGTACTGAGCTAAGACTAATACGAAAACGTGCATGGCAGAAGGATTATTTTACGGCTGCTCTCCCCTGGACACAGAGAGGTGGAGAAGCCACAATTCCACTTGGATCAGTCGATCCTGTATACTCAAACCTTACAACTTTCAATGGCTCTCCAGGCGAAGCCGTTAATCTGGAAAAAAATATCAATGATCAGGTGATAGCAAATGGAGAAACAGGACAAATCCAAAACATGGACACTATGGAGGTTGAAGCAACCACGATCAACGATCTAAGAAAAGCCGTTAAGCTACAAGAATGGCTGGAAAAATCAGCACGTGGAGGAAGCCGGTATATAGAGCAAATATTCTCACACTTCGGTGTAAAATCCTCTGATAGCAGACTTCAACGACCAGAGTATCTGGGCGGAGGAACTTCCCCTGTCTCAATCTCAGAAGTGCTTCAAACATCTGCCACAAACAGTCAGGACACAGCGGTCGACGCGTCTATTCAAGGAAACATGGCAGGACACGGTATGTCCGTAGGACGTTCAAATTCATTCAAACGCTTCTTTGAAGAACATGGTGCAATCATTGGTATCATCTCAGTTATGCCAAAATCAGCCTATCAACAGGGCCTAAGAAAGCAATTCTTCAAATTCGACAAATTTGATTACTTCTGGCCTTCATTCGCGCACCTGGGCGAACAACCAATAGAAAACAGAGAACTCTATAACGACGGTGCCACTACTGGGAATGAAACCTTCGGTTATGTTCCTCGTTACGCTGAATACAAATACATTCCAAACACCGTGCATGGCTCCTTTAAATCAACAGAAATTCATTGGCATATGGGCCGTAAATTTGCACAAGCCCCTGTATTAAATAATGACTTCTTAAAAGTATCAGATGAGCTCGCTCAAGAACGTATTTTCGCTGATACAAGCGAAATTAACAAGCTATATGTCCAAATGTACAACAAAGTACGTGCTATTCGGCCTATGCCTAAGTTCGGTATTCCTTCTATCTAATTGTAAAACAAAAAAATTCATTAAAATTATGTACACAACAAATCAAAACGCAAGAACCAAAGAACGTCAGTTTGAAATCATCATGGGAGAAAGCATGACTGTTCCGGACATGTCTTATACAGTAAAAGAACTTATGGAAAAATTCGTTGTTGGTAATGATCCACATATAGCCCATGAAGGCGATTATGAAAACGAACCTGATATAGATGGCGAAATACTAGACACCATACAGGATCTCACAGAAATCGACAAGCAAAGACAGCAAGTAACAGTCTTACAAAAAAAGGTCGATGAATTAAATCAGGCTAAACAAGAAAAACGTAAAAAACAAATGGAAATAGATGCTAGAGAACTTAAAGAATATCGAGAAAGCAAAAAAGCGCGCCAAAAAGAGAAAGTACAGAACGCTCCAGAAGCAGGTAGCGCAGAAGAATAAGGAATCGTTAATAAAACAATTCGATGAGGACACTTGGCGTCCGGACGAACAACATTCCCAATTAAATATAAATTGGGGGGATTAAAAAAAGGGGGGCATTGCCCCCCTTTTCATATAAAAAAACACACATAAAAAATCAAAAAAAACAAAAAACGCTTTGCGTTAGCACAAGCGGAAAACTTCCTCCTTTCCTTGTTAGGAAAGGAGATAGAGGATTGGTAGAAAGCGAACAAACAAAGCCCATATAAAAAGGAGTGATACGCAAGGGAGGTACGACCGTCAGCAAACGACTCATTATCAGGGCGATACAGTGAGCAAATACAAAAGAACGAAAACCTTCGTACTTAAATCCCAAGCGTAGCGACGGGCTAAACACCTAAAAAAGCTGTAAATAAAACATGCTTGCATGTATCCTCCTGTGCCATTGGCACTTACAGCATATAAAAAAATTGGTACAATTTTAAACTTAAAAAAATCATTATAAAACACTAAAAATCAATCTCTTACAACCTAAAAACAAAACCGCTCTAAGTACTCTCCTTGATTACTTAGAGCGGATCGGCCCCGATCCTCAAAAAAAACACTATATTTACACTCAGCGAAGGCAAACGAGCCGAAAAAAGCTAAATACTTAATTATTAATGTATTAACTAAAATCAAAAAAAATGGATTGGATAGCAGCCGGCGAAGCCGCAAGCGGCCCCATCACATGGGGACTAAATCAGGCCTTCTCAAAGAAGAACACAGAACGCCAAAAAAAAGCCAACAAAGAATTGGCAAAATACCAATGGGACTTAAACATGCAACAATGGAACGCCTCAAATGCATACAATACTCCAGCAGCACAACGTCAAAGACTTATAGATGCAAATCTCAACCCTGCACTAATGTACAAAGGTGCACCCCAGAACGTAGCAGTAAATAGTCCAACTTACCAGGAACAAGCAACCAATACAGATCGACCTTTAATGAATGATCTTGGATTCCTGGATAAACTAGGACAATCTCAACAACTACGTCATACAAAAGCAGTAACGGACAATGTTGCAGAAGACACAAATCTTAAAAAATCAAAGATTCAAACAGAAGCACTCAATCAAGCACGTACCGCGATTGGTACGGCCAAATCATCTCAGGAAATGAGGCAAGCAAAACTACTATTCGATTCAGTTCTGGAACAATCTCAGCAATCAGCAAAAAAAATGCGAATAGAAAAACGCCTCCGGAAGGAAGAATTGGAACTCAGAGAACAGGGTGCATCCTATCAGGACAACCCTATGATCAGATTTTTAATAAAAAATTTCGATCAACTAAATAAACTATTCAAACAATCAAAAGCAGGCGAATTCTTCGCCCCAAATTTTTAACTATGAGAAAACAAATAGTACTTATACAAGATTGTCTCGAGGAAATCAAACTAATCAGGATCTATGTTATACCAGAGGAAAGGGAAAAATTAATAAAGGCAGAAGTCCAGCGTATTAACGAATACATGGCACAAATAAATAAATCTTTAAAATTAACATCATGCGAAGAAGACGATCAACGAGGCGCGGACGCCGCCGCCAAACATTTAGCAGATCTAGAAGCAGAAGAAGCTCTAGAAAAAGAAGAACGTACCACGTTAGTAGAGGCGGAATCCGACTCTAATGTGTGTAAACCCTCTGACACTTAAACAGGATCAAAAAACTAACACCGTTCCATGTGGACGGTGTTTTCAATGTCTTAAAAGAATGCGAAATCAATGGGCTATACGCCTCGAACAAGAACTAAAACACTCGAAAGAAGCGTACTTCGTTACACTAACTTATCACGATGATTACATCCCATTAGGAGATAAGAATATCCCTTCATTGTCAAAAATCGATGCT